GACCACTTTTTATATCTTTGCTAATGGATTGTAATAACGCTGATCTATCAGAAAATATTTTGCCTACTTTTATAGTGGTAGATACCTTTCCTTCATTTATTCCTGTTTCGCTGTATGCATATTCTTTTTCCGTTGAAGGGTCATATGTTATTTTACTGACAAGTTCCTTAAAAGACGGGAATTCTTTGTTCATTTTCCTTATGCCTTCTTTTATATCTGGCATTAGTTCATCCGATATCTTATTTCCTTTCACTTTTTGATTATCTTCTGAACTCATCATGTTTTTTATATTTTTAACATCATAAATCTTTTCACGCCTACTTTGTCGCTTGAACTCAGGATGACTCTTCAAGAAATCTCTTAGATTCTTTTGTGCTATTCTCAGATTACGCTGTGCTTCTTTTCGGTCTTTGTCCTCCACGGTTCCGGCGAGTATCCTCTTACGTTTACGGATCTCCCGCTCCAATTTTCTCTGTTGTTGTTCATTGTTATAATTCTCCAATGCTTTTTTTGGATCTTGCGGCTTTGGAAGACGTGTAATGCCTTCAAAGTACGTTGCGAGCGTATGTCTGCAATTGGGGTGAAGCAACCCCGCTTTGATAGCAACAGACAACAGCTCATATTTGCCTTTGTATTTTGCGATGTAATCATCGCTAGGATGACTAAATACATCATCAATTAGTACTTTACCTTGCCAAGGCAAACATAGCTTACAGGCGTTAGCGTGCGCTGATACAAAGACCAGATGTACGCCTAGTTCATCACGCTTTGAACCTTCGCCTAAAAGTGTTGCTCTATGACTTGCTGTACGCAATGCCATTTCTGCGTAATCTGCGATGTTAACATAGCGTATGATGTGTCCATTCTTATCCTTATATCCTATACAGTTAATACCTTGCTCTAAAAACTTTTCCACAGCATTATCTATTGCTTTGCCAAGCGACAAGGCACCACTTGACAATTGGAACTCAGTCTTAAAAATTGTCTGCCGGTACACATCATCCATTTTGCGATATATTGCATGATTAGCATTATCAAAGTCTTTTTTTGATGTTTCAATCAATGCATCCAACTTTTTCTTATTAGTGCCGAAAAACTGTGTTTCCTTTGGTGGCTTTTGATTCGGTGCCGCTGTATTTTTACCATCTTTTGGTATATTTACAGTGGACTTATACCCTTTATCATAGAAGTGGTTTAATACATCTTCGATAGCTTTCTTGATACGTGCTTTAAACTTGTATATGATACTACTATTTTCTAATTGATACTGATGTATATTTCTAAGCTTAGCTTTCTGCCACATCTCCCAACTAAAGCCTGCCGCCTGCTCTTCCATTTTATGCTTTAAAAAGTTTCTGCGTAAAGATGCAATTAATTCTAGTTCCATCTCTTTATATATTTCTCTCAAAGAGTATGGATCCTTTTCTTTCTTGCTCACTGGTAATCACCATCGGTCGGTACCTTTCCATCAATATCATCAAATTCGTTTATAACAGGCTCTTGTACTCCTAATGCTTGATCATCTTTAATTAGTTTTAATTCTTCTTCAATTTCCTCTTCTGTCCATGTATCTCCGTACATTTGCTTTAATGATTGTTTTACGCTCATGACACCGCCTTGCTTGGCTTTTACAACAGTTTCTACAACTTTGTCAAATGTAGGTGTTCCATATTCTCCAAACTTAACAGATGCCTCATACTCACCTATGGCCTTCTCACACATATTGTCATAAGTCATCATACATACAGACACTACTTCTGGGATGACCTCAGTAAGCGCATCAACAATCTTATTACAAGATATAACAGTAGCCTTTTCTTTTTCACGTTGACTTTCTGCGTTATCTGTCTTTTTTAAATCTATACCCAATGTTCCTGGGCTAATAACTCCTTGTAAGCACATATCCATGAAACTTGCGTATGACTCTACATAAGCCGCATAGTTAATATCTGCTTGTGATAATGTAACAATCTCTTTAGCATCCTCTGCAAGGCTTGTTCCTGCTTCCATGTAGTCGTTATCAAATACATTTGGGGATAATGTTTCTCCGGTATTGGGGTCTTTTGGAACCATACTTTTTGGTATGTACCTATATACCCTGCCTTTACGTATAGCGTCTATCCATTGTGATACAACCTCATCTAATGCATCAAAATCATCGTTTTTAGATGTGAAGATACTTTCTCCGCGGCCTTTGTACTTTACGGATTTAAAAAACATCACAGGTATTCCCATGATGTAATCTCCAGCAAACGTATTGTGTGGTTTTAAACTTATACATTCTTCTACAGTACCAAGTTCCACTTCATCGCCTCGTGCATTATAAAGCTTATAGTCAATGAATCCTCTGCCGTAATGTTCATGTAAGCAAAAGTCTGCCATATCTTGCGTATAAGACGTATGAAATATAATTTCTTGCAATCGCCCTCGCTTGTATACATAGCTTACCCTTTCGCCTCCATAAAATTCGATTATAGGATAAAGTGATAAATCTGTATCAACTGATATTTTAAAAGCGCCATCACCATCTACAAGTGTTTCAGATATGCATGATCCAATTAGCTGCGGAAATTTATTTTCCTTTGACATTTTATCCCACAGTGATTGAAACTTATTGTCTAGCTCTATATTATCCATATCCGCAACTACGATATCCGAAAGTTTGTTTGCAATCATCTTAGGTAATCCAGTATGCATCTTACGTATGGCGCTATCCTTTGACGGTTCAGCAGCCCAAAATTTTGTTTTTGCAGATCCGCGCCATTCTTTCGCTACTTTCTTAAAGTATTGTTCCAATTCATTTGGATCACCGCGATACCATAGTCGATTCCGCAGTGTTTCAGTTTCATATGTATCTCTCTCATAAATTGTTATTGTTTTAGGGTTCGCCGGCTTGATATCCAACAACCTTATAGCTGCTTTTTGTAACATGTTTTTTAATCGCCCCATTTCTACACCTCCAGGTATCTTGCATATGGCTGTATGCCATATTCTCCGCTATCTAAGCAATCGACAGGATAACTTCCATCATCAACACGAACCCATTCACCTTTTGCCTTTTCATCAGCATCCCATACAGCATTTTCATATGCCTCTATCCACTGTTTCATATGATTCATGATCTTTAGTCGCCCTTGGTTTATTAGGATGCATTCAAGTCTTATTCTCGCCACTATGCCGTCCTTCTTGTACGAAGGATTTACAGTAATGTATATCCTTCTACGCTGTAGCTCGTTGCTCAGCGCCTGCCGGAATAGTTTATCAGCACTCTCGCAGAATATGTCACATACATTAAAAAAGAAAGGCACATAGAAATGATACGTCCTCTCCCACTCTACTATCTTGTCTACAATCTCTTTTGCATATCTATCGTGAGTGTAGCCCGATGTGTTCTTTCCTTGTTTGTGATAATATCCATCAAGTTTTATTGCCTCTCTATATCTCTCTGTAAAACCTGTAAGAGTTGCAACAGTAGCATCCGTTCCACCGATATCCACACTGATAGAAAACTGTACGAAACGTTTACCTTTGTCCTTGAACTCTTTATCGCTGATATAGTCAGGTGTTATTACAACATCCTTATAGCTGTATCTCTCATATATACGTCCTGATGCAGCTGTACGCTTGCCAAGGATGTCTGCCATATACCATAGTGATGTTTTGTCATATGTTGCCAATACCTCACGCAATTTATCATCAGATAAGCTCATATTGTCTGCAATAGTGAAATGCTCATAGTTATAAAACGGATTTTCACCGCGCTCTTTAAGTGCATCTTGATAATCAAGTATCTCGCTATAAAACCAGTGGCTTGGCGACATTGGGTTTAGATCAAAAAATAACTGGCGTTTACTACTGGCCAGTGTACGGTCAAATACCTCTTGTACAAATGATTGGTGGCACTCATTAACCTCTGTTATGTATACGGTGCCATATGAGTTACCTTTTATACGTGCCGCATCATTAGCCTTGCCACCGCCTGCACATATGACTATCTTTTCTCCGGTACGTGTTTGTATATACAACGCATCACGTTCTTCAAATTTTCCCTCGCGGCATCGCCCTTTAAAGATATGTTTAAGCCCAAATCCGTTGCTGTCGATAACATTCATTTTTGCGGTTGCTAGTGTAACACCTGCAACCAAATGCAACCTGTCGGGATGGTCCTCCAATACTGCGCCATATGCCAAAGTATTGATGATGTTCTTACCTGCTCTTTTACCGCCTTCTGCAACGTTCAGCCAGCAATACATACACCTTTTTACATAATCACTTTGTTTCTTTGTCAGGGGTGCATAAGGTATCATTCAAGCTCCTTTCTGGCACTGGGTTGTTAATAAGTTCAGCAATAGAGTTTATCTGCTCATTAAAGTTTGTAGTGTTTGTATCTGGCACTTTTGACTTAAGCAAGTTTATACGCGCTCGCTGCTCCTCAGTAATGATAAGGTGGTCATACAGCCAGTCTAACGCTTTATCAGAATCATACAGCTTTATAGATACACCGTCCTTGCCACGTTTTACCTCGTGTATGATGGTGCCATCTACCTCGCTGCTTTCCTTAAATTCTACATAACTACATTCGTGTCCTGTTTTTTCATCTCTATGTACTCCAAACGAAACATAATCTGTTATGTCAGCAAATGCTATTTGCATCTTCTTAAGGATGATGTCTTGGGCTTCCAACTTAACTTCGTTGCGCATTTCGTTAAGCAATTCTGTGATTGTTTTCTGAATTTCAATATTTTTAAATAGATTAGATGCATTTCCACAAGCATTTATATAACTGCAATTAAATGCTTTCTGATAGGCTCTTACCTTATTCCTGTATTTCACATAGTACAAACAAAAGAAGCGTTGTTCTTCGGTTAATTTCCCGTTTACCAACGTCTCTATTTCTTCTGTGGATAGTTCCTCTTTATGATGCCCTTCACCCTGCTCTGTTACTGCAACTTTGGTTGCAACTTTTTTTCTGTTTGGTTGCATCTTTTCTTTCTTCCATATCCTAGATGCAAGTGACTTTATGGTAGATTCCTTTATACCAGTTATATCTGATATCTCTCTATACTTCTTGCCCTCAAGCCACAATTCTTTTGCTTGCTGTTTTAAATCATCATTTATAACTGCCATATCATCACCTGCCTTTCGTTGTTATTAAATCATTTTAAGTTATTCTTATTTGTTTCTCTAATAAATGCGAATAGTACAAATAACATCCACCAACCGCTATTAAATGTCTTAGCTAAAATAAAAGCCGATGTGACAATTTGTCACATCGGCTTTTTGCTGTTGGCAGATAGAACGATTGAATCGTCAGAATTGGTACAGGAAAAAGCCTTCGGAGCGGGCAATCGTCTGCGCCAGGTCGAGCAGCTGCTGCGACGGATGGTAGAGGGAAAGGCTGAGGGCATCCCATTCAAAGACCAGCAGCGATTCCTCCTGCCAAAACAGCAGGTACAGTGAGCCGGAGTGGTTTTCCATGACGGTATCGACCGCCTGCTCAATCAACTGCGGGCTG